CTGTGGGGTGACGCCGTAGCGCTCGGCCAGCAGGCGGGCGAGCTCGGGCGTGCGGGTGCGGCCCTTGGCGCGGATCTCGGTGACGTCGGCCGGCGTCAGCACGGTGTTGTTGCCGCCGCGGTTGGCGTGGGCCTGAAAGGTCACGTACAGGTGCATCGGGTTGACGCACATGCGGTTGCCGCAGCGCGAAGCCACGACCAGGCCGTCGGGGATGGGCCCCAGCAGCTGGGTGTAGATCCAGCGCCGGGCCGGTACCGGCTGGCCGCCGAACTGCTTGACGGGGTAGCCGTCGGCGGTGGCGCGGCCGATCCACTCCCAGCAGGCGTCGCCGGACTTGGGCAGCTTGACCAGGGGTTTGAGGGTGATGCCGGGTTGGTGGCTCATGCGGCTTGGCCTTGTTCGAGCTCGAGGGCTTTGGCGAGGTAGTAGTCGTGCCGCTGGCGCTGCTCGGTCGGGGTGTAGTGCGAGTCGACCAGGGCGCGCGCGGCGGCGTCGCGGTAGTGCTTCGCGGTGGCGCGGGTGTCGGGCAGCGGCAGGGGCTGCTGCTTCATGCGGCGGGCGGCGGTGGTCATGCGATCAACCTGCCTTGCTGCTGGGCCTCGGCGGCTTGGGGGTTGAGCCAGATCGATTCGATGCGCAAGGCGCTGCCGTTCTGGCCAGAGGCGGCGCGGCTGGTTTTGTCGAGGCGCAGCCAGCCGCGCAGGGTGTCGTGGTAGAGCTCGCTGGCGTAGCCGCAGAGCATCACCAGGCCGCGCAGGCCCTGGGCGGCGGCCAGCAGTTCGGCGTGGTCGGCGTCGGTCATTTCGTGGCGGTAGGCGGTGGTGCGCGTGGCGCCGCGCGGCTTGCTGCGCGTCGCGTGCATGTAGGGCGGATCCACGAAGTGCAGGGTGTCGTCGGCGTCGTGGTCTGCCATCACCTGCAGGGCTGGGCGCTGCTCGATCAGCACGCCCTGCATGCGCTGGGCGACGGCGGCGAGGTGAGCGGGGTACTTGACCCAATCGACCTGCACGGACTGGCCGTAGCGCTCGCGGGTGTAGGTGCGGAAGCCGGTGGTCTGCTTGGTGGCGCCGGCGCTGCCGAAACCCATCTGCGCGCGGATGCATGTGCGGCGGGCGCGCTCTATCGGAGATTCCGCCGGCTGCCATGCCAGCTCGAACTCGGCGCGGGCGTAGGGGGTGAGCTCGATCTGGCGAATCAGTTCGGCGCAGGCCTGAGCGTCGCGCACCACGCGGAAGAAGTTGACCATGTCGCCGTCGAGGTTGTTGTAGACCTCGACTTCCGCGCGCGGCTTGCGCAGCAGCACGCCGGCCGCGCCGCCGTAGGGCTCGACGTAGCAGCGGTGCGCCGGCAGCAGCGGCAGGATCCAGTCGGCCAGGCGGAACTTGCTGCCGTGGTAGCGCATGGCGGGGCGGGTGATGGTCATGCGGCGGCGCTTCCGGGCTTGCGCGGCGGGGCGTCGGGGCGGGGTAGGGCGGGTTGCCAGTCGAGGGTGCACAGCATCGCGATCGCGCGGTTTTGCATGCGGCGCGCCTCCTGCTCGAAGAGCCATGCCTTCACCGCGCGGCCGCGGATCTCGCGCAGGCGGAAGTCGGGATGCAGGTGCAGGCCCGCGTTGCGCACCTTCGCCTGGTACTGCGCGCGGCGGTCGACGGTGCGGACTTCGAACGGCACGGCGATCTGGTCGGTGATGACTCGACGGGTGAGGCTCACGGCTCGCACCCTCGCCCGGTGAGGCCCGGGTCTGCGGGGTCAGTGAAGTCCTGCCATGGCACCCAGCCGCGCTGCGGGCAGTGGAAGCCCCAGGCGCGGACGGTGGGGCCGGTGGCGAAGAGGGTGAAGCAGGTGACGGTCTGATGCTGAGGGATCTGCGACACGTCGGCGCCATCGCGCACGGTGCCGGGTCGCGTCACCCAGTGCTTGTGCAGCTCGATCCGGTGCGCGCGGCGCGGGCCGCTGATGGCGAGGCTGCCGGCGGGGCGCCAGCGGCGGTGGTGGATGCCGCCGGCGGCGATGGTGTGTTCGTAGTAGCCGCCGGCCAGCACCAGGCTGCACCACGCCCACGGGTGATCGTGCAAGGCGCGGTCGTCGTCGTCGCGCAGGAAGTGGTGCAGGTACAGGTTGAAGATGCGGTTGCGCGGCAGCACGTGCCAGCGGCGCAGGTAGGGCGCATTGGCGCCGCCGATGATGACGTCGGGCGGGCGGCGGGTGATGCGGCGGATGAGGGCTTCGGCGAGGCGGCGCATCACGGTTGCACCTCCGGGCGCGGCTCGCACCTCCACCCACGCCTGATGTCGCTTGGCTCGTAATCCAGCCAGAAAACTGAGCCGTCCTGCCACTCTGCCCGCCACTTTGCAGACTCTGGCGCCCCCTCCCAGCGCTTCAGGTAAGCCGCCCGCTCAGGGTCAACCGCTGGCGTCGGGCGCGGCTCGCAGCGGACGGAGCCGAGGATTCCTTTCGGCGCAGGCTCTGCCCTGCCTTCGTCGATAATCCAACCGACTACTATGTGGTTGTAGGGCTTGCGGTCGAACCATGTCGCCTGACCGTCGTCGTCTTCTGCGACGAAATCCGCCCACTCCGGCGCCCCCTCCCAGCGCTTCAGGTACGCGGCGCGGTCGAGGTCAACCGCTGCCTGCGGTCTTGGCTCGCAGGCGACGCGGCCGAGGATTGACGTAGGCGCAGGCCTCAAATATGGGTCACCGATCCACGTCTTGTGCCCGTCGCCCTCTGTGCATAGCCTCGGCTCTGCTGTCCACCAGTCGGCAAGGCCATTGCTGTCCTCGCTCAAATGCGTCGCCTCAGCCGGCGCGTTCGCCCAGCGGGCGAGGTAGGCGGCGTCAGGCTGCTGGGGGCCGGTGTAGAGATTGAAGGCGGTGACGGGCATGGGCGGCTGTTGCATGTTCGCCAACGCGCGCAGAAGCTGATCGGCCATCCACGCCGCTTCCTCACGCGTGTCGAAGTCGACATGCCCGTTGATGCGGAAGCTCTGTGCGCCGATCTTGAGCGTCAGCGTGTGCGCGTCTGGCGTGCCAGGGCAAACGATGGGGCTGATCAACAGTTCGGGCGTGGGGCGCTGCGCGGTCTGGTCGGTCTTTCCGGGGGTGCTCATGCGGCGGCCTGCTCGGGCTTCTCGGCGGCCTTGGCTGCGTCGTACTGCTGGATGCCCCAGGCGATGGCGTAGCAGGCCCAGACAAAGCTATGGGCGTAGCTCCTGAAGTCGTGATCCCACAGGTCGGAGAACCTGTAGCGCGTCTGGCCTATGCGGAAACTCCACTCGTTGGCGCACCGGTAGGCGTGGTGTTCGTCATCCGTGTCGATGTCAGACAGCAGCTCGCGCAGGTCTTCGAGCATTGCCGCGCGGTGCTCTTTGTCGTGGCCGTCGGCTTTGGCTTCGCGCAGCAGATCCTTTCCTTGCCGGCGCACGATGGCAGCGAACTTCTCTCGGTCGAACTCCGTTGCGCCGTCGCTCGGGTGGCGGCCGCTGCAGTCGCACGCCGTCAGCTTTTCGGACCAGTAGCTCAGGTTGATGTGCAGGCCCGGGCCGTATCTCTCAGGCGTGCGGAAGAACTCGAACATGTCGCGCAGGCGGGTGAAGGTCCAGGCGCCCATGTCGCCGGTGATCATCAGGTAGCCGGGCACGGTGGTGAGGTTGAAGCTCAAGTGGTTGGTGCCTGGCCGTGCGAAGCGGATGTGCCGCACTTCGCCAGCTTCGTGGACGATGGTCATCTGGTGCTGTGCGACGTCGCGCAGGAATGTCGCTTCGGTGAGTTGGTTCATCGTGCAGCCCTCGCAATGCCCACGGCGCGCGCTGCCGTGGTGACGCCGACGCGGTGGGTGGTGGTGATGTCCTGCACCAGCAGGCCGGTGCTCAGCCGCAGCACGTCGCGGTGCTGCAGCAGGCGGTCGGCGATGGCGCGGGCGGTGGGGTGGTGGCGCTTCCAGTCGCCCTTGGGCGGGATCGTGCGCACCTTCATGCCTGCGGCCTCACGTAGGCCCAGGCGGGCTGGCCGACGGTGCCGCTGTAGTGGCGCACGCGCTGGACAAGGCCGCGGCGCCACAAGCGCTGCAGCAGTTCGGCGGCGTAGGCCTCGCTGTGGCCGGTGAGGTCGGCGACGGTGCTGGCCAGCGTGGGCACGCCGCGCTGCAGCAGGCGCAGCACGCGGTCGGCGGCGGTGTCGGGCCGGGCGGGGGTGCGCAGCGCGGTGGTGAGGGCGGCGGCGGTCATGCCGCCACCTGCTGCGCCCGCGGCGCGGTGAGGTTGAGGTCGCCGTCGCGCAGCCAGGCGGCGTAGCGGTCGCACCATTCGCGGGCGGGGCTGATGTGGAGCGGGTCGAGGGTGATGGCGCAGTGGCCCAGCCACAGCTGGGGGCGGTCCGGCATGACAAAGGTGACGGTGGTAGAGCGGCCGAGGGTGCGCTGGGTGGTGCGCATCAGGGTCTGGTCGATGTTGGCCTTCGGCTTGATGTCGATGGTCAGCTCGAAGGGGTCGTTGGGCTGGACCGCGATCTGCACGTACACGTCGCCATAGGTGTACGACAGGGTCAGGCGGCCGGGGTGGTCGGGGCGGCTCATGCGCGCGGGCCCTGGCGGTGCAGCCTGCGGCTCACGCGGTCGAAGTCGGCCAAGCCCAGCGCGTAGCCGATGAGGCACCCCAGCAGCAGGGTGATGCCGGCGCCGATCGCAATCTCGGCGGTGGTGATCTGCAGGACGGTGCTCATGCCGCGCCACCCCCGTGCCAGCGGTCGTTGTCGCGGGCGTGCAGCTTGGCGAGCGCGATGCCGGCCTGAACCGCGACGGCGGTGCTGCGGCCCTTGCGGATCTCGCTGGCCACGCGGCCGAGGCATTCCTCGGTCTGCCACTTGCTGAGGTGCAGGTGCTCGCAGCGGGCGGCCACGGCGCGCTTGGCGGCCGGGTAGCTGCCGCCACGGGTGCGCGGCAGGTCGATCACGTCGGCGGCGCCCAGCTCGGCGCGGGCGTACTTGCGCTTGCGATGGTGCTGGGGCATGGCGATCACCTGGGCGATGGGCGCGAGCTCGGGGATGAAAAAGACGGGGGTGTGCATGTCAGTCCTCGATGTGGGCGTCGTTGGCCCAGCGGTTGCGCACGGTGATCAGCGCGATGAGGCCGCCGAAGCCGAGGAAGGCGCCGAGGCACAAGCCGGCGATGCCGCGTGCGCTGGTGAGGGTGTCGTAGCCGTGCAGCAGCAGGCTGGCGAGCGCGGCGCCGGTGATGAGGCCCAGCCAGAGATTCAGGCTGAAGAGGCGGGTCATGCGGCGTGCTCCTGTAGTTGTTGCCGAATCTCGGCGGCTGTCTTGCCGGCAGTTGCGATGCCCGGTGCCGGCATGCTGTAGATCGCGACTACCTCTTCGGCCGTAAGGCCAAGCGACAGCAGTTGCGATACCCATTGCTTCGTGCGTTCGGTGCGGGTGACCTCGCTTTGGCGGCGGTTCCCGGTGCTGCGTCCTGTGGCGACGCGGTCGTCTTTGCAGCGCTCGCAGCAATCGCTGTCGCGCCACCGGGAGTGCATTTCGTTGCCTTTCGAGGCGCTCTCGTTGCGCAGTTCGTAGCGGCCGCAGTCGCAGCGGGTCACCCAAACCTGCTTGGCTCCAGGTGCCTGGCAGTACCAGTAGAGGAAGGTGAGAGAGCCAAACCGTTCACCGGTCAGGTTCTCGCAGTGGTCTGGTCGGGCGCCGTAGGGCGCAGGCGGAGCAAGCATCGTTGCGCGCCTGTGCTTCGGAGATCCTGTTCTCGGCAGGGGCAAGAAGCTGTCGCCTCTGAAGAACGCGACACGTGCCGAAACCTTGTTGATCGGGACCGGGTGTGTCTTCAGCTCATCCACCGGCATACGGTTCATGCGGCGTGCTCCAAGGCAGCGGCCGGCTCGCGTGCGCCCGGCATCTGCTGGGCGATGGCGGTGAGGCCTTTGGGGGTGATGCGCACCTGGCTGCGGATGCGTTCGATCGGTTCGCCGTTGATGCCGGTGGCGCGCACGGTGGTGGCCTTGTGTTCAAGCTGGCCGGCCTGCACGCGGTGCTGGTAGCCCAGCCAGTCGCGGGCGCCGTGGCGGCGGTAGATCCAGGTGTTGAGGTGCAGCCAGTCGAACAGGGCCGTCGGGCGCACGCCAAGATGCTTGGCGGCGTCGGTGATGCACAGGCTGCCGCTGGCGGTGGCGATGCGGTCGAGGGCGGCGGCCTTGGGTTCGAGCACGGCGACAGTGGCGCGGGCTTCCGCAAGCTCCGTCTCGGCGTCCAGGATCATCTGTGCCAGCTGGGCGCGCGGGATGCGGGCGAGGTCCAGCTTCGGCGCCTTCGCCCGGCGCTCGCATTCGAGGAAGTACTCGCGCGCTTCGAAACCGCGCTCGGTGCCGGACATCATGGCGATGTGCTTGGCAGCGTCGACGGTGAGCGCGAAGTCAGTGCGAGGCCGGCCGCCGCGGGGGTTTTCCCCCTGCTGGGGGGAAACCTCGATGAAGTCGCGGCCGCGGCGCAGGCGGGCGCGCTCGACTTGGGCGCGGAACCAGTCGCTGAAGTCCTTGGCAACTTCGAGGAAGCCGTGCAGCTGGCGAGCGTCCACGGTGTCAACGGTGGTGTCGCCGATGGCAGCAGCGGTAATGGCAAGCGCGGTCATGCGGTCACCTCGGTGGGGCGAAGGGGCGGGTGTGGCGCGGGGCCTGAATGCGCAGCCAGCACATGGCCTGCAACGTGAAGTTGCGCGGCAGCTCGAAGTACGTGTCGCCGATGTGCAGCTCATCGGTCAGCGCGTTGGGGCGGCGCACGGCGGCGAGGTCGCCCATGTGCTGCAGCAGCAGGCGGGTGCCGGCAATGACGCGGTCAAGGTTCACGGTGTGCTGCTCGGCAGTGATCTCAATGCCGGCGCTGTCGCGGTGCACGCGGAGGCTGAGGCGGCCGGCGCGGTTGCCGATGTGCAGGCCCACCTGGCCGGCGTAGCGGTCGCGCAGCACCGCCTGGTGCAAGGGGTCGATGCCGTAGAAGGTGTGGCCGTCCTGCGTCCAGCCCGGTTCGTAGGCGGGCGTGCTCGGAGTGGGGGTGCTCATGCCGCCACCTGCACGCCGCGCAGGCGGATCCAGTCGAGCGCGATGCGCTGCAGGTCTTCGGGGCCTTTGTTGCCCAAGATCGCCAGCGCCATCGTGTCGCCTTTGCCTTCAAGCCGGCCGATGAGGTGGCCGCTTTCGGCGCCGCCGATGGGGGTACCGGCGGGGCTGTTGGTTTCCAGCAGGCGCTGGGCCAGTGTGTCGAGGTCGGCCGGGCTCATGCCGCGGTCCTCGGGCTGTAGCCGGCGGCCATGCGGGTCAGGGCGCCGGTGACCTTGGTGCGGATCTCGCCGACCGGCATGGCGTTGCTGCTGCAGCTGACGTGCGCGAGCGGTGCTTGTTCGCCGGCCAGCAGGGCGTCGAGCTGGGGGTTGGCGTGGGCGTAGACGGGGACCAGCTGCGCGATGTGGCGCGGCGCGGTCAGCGGCTCAAGGCCGGTGCGGGTGCGCTCGACGTTGGCGAGGTTGATCTGGGTGCGCAGGTCGGCCAGGGCATCGGCCGGGCGACGCTCGGTGCTGCGGAAGGCGATGGTGCCCACGACGGCGGCAAAGCCGGTCTGCGGGCCGTTGCTGATGGCTGCGTGCATGGTGCTCTCCCTGGCCGCGGGGTGCGGCGTGGGGAGAGTCTAGCGCGCTTTACTCGGCGCCTGTCAAGCACTCTTGACGAAAAAGTTCAGCGGGCTTGCCTGCGGCCTGCCGGCGGTGGGCTGTGGCATGCTCGCGCGTAAGCGGGCGAGGGGTGGGCGATGCGCTGGTCAACGTGCGTGTGGGTGGTGGTGTTGGGTGTTGCCGCGGGTGGGCTGGTGGGCTGTGGCCGCGAGAGTGCGGGGCTTGCTGCGGGTACGCCCGGCGAGTCTGCGGGGGCCGACGCGGCGCGCTGGGCGCGGGAGGGCGAGCGCTTGACCGCTGAGTTCGAGGCGGCGCTGAAGGCTGAGGACTATCAGCGGGCCTATGAGGTGCTGGCGCCTGTGCGCTCGGCGATGCCAGCGGAGCTACGCGGGCGCCATCGGTTTGCCGAGCGGCAGCTGATGCGTGCAGGGGAAGAGCGCGCGGCGCAAGCGGCTGCCGAGCGGGCTGCAGAGGCGCAGCGTGTGGCAGCTGCGCGGGCGGTAGAGCAGGCCCGAGTGCAGCGCATCGGCCCAGCGCCTGTGATGTCTGCGTGGGACGGCGGCTACTACGAGGTGCAGCGGTACCTGAAGCGGCTGCTGCACGATCCGGACAGCCTGACGTTCGAGGGCTGCACGCGGCCGGTGCCGCGCGAGGACGGCTGGGGCGTGATCTGCGAGTACCGGGCCCGCAATGGGTTCGGGGCGCTGCGCAAGGAGGTCGGAACCTTCGTGATCCGCGAAGGTGAGGTGGTGGCCAAGCTGGACTGATCAGTCGTCCCAGTTGGCGTACCAGCGCATGCGGCCGAGCACGCGGAAGTCCGGGTCGGCTTCGGGCACGATGCGGTCCTGGTATTCGGGGTTGGTCTTGTTGTCGCTGGTGACGCGCACGGTGCCGGGCGCTTCGCGGAACAGGCGCTTCAGCAGGGTGTCTTCGCCCCACTGAATCACGTAGACCTTGCCGCTGCGGATGTGGGTGTCGGTGGTGTCGAACAGCACCACGGCGCCGTCGGTGACGCGCGGGGCCATGCTGTCGCCGGTGACGTAGAAGCAGTGCGCGGCCTCGGGTGTGATGCCCTGCTTGCGCAGCGATCGCTCGCGGAACAGCAGGCTGCCGCGCTGGCCGTTGCCATGTTCGTTGATGGCGGTGATGCCGGCTGCGGCACGTGCGTCCCATAGCGGGATCTCGACATTGACGCTGTAGTCGGTGCGGTCTTCCTTGACGACGTAGCCAGGCGCTGGTGCCTTGGCTGGCGCCTCTCCGCCGTGCATCAGGTAGGCGGGCGCGACGCCCAACAGTTCGGACAGGCCCAGCAGCGTCGAGGCGCGCAGGGTGTCGGCGCCCGTGGTGCCGCTGGTGATGTTGTACAGGGTCTGCTTCGTGACCCCGACTCGGCGGGCGATCTCGGGTACCGAGAGCTCGCTCGCGGCCATAAGTCTTTGAAGGCGTTCGGCTAGCGTTTCCATGTCAAGCATTCTTGACGCTTTGCCGCAAAGCGTGCTTGACCGGCGATAGTCAAGCGCTCTAGACTCCGCGAGCATGACTACCTCCAAAGCGGAAGCAAAGCGGCTGCTGGGCATCGAAACCGACGCGGATCTGGCGCGGTTCTTCGGCGTGACGCGAAACGCGGCGAACCTGTGGGGCGAGGACGATCCGCTGCCCGATGCCCGCCAGTGGCAGCTGCGCGCGCTGCGCCCCGACCTGTTCCCCACGCCCGCCCAACCCACCACCCCCGCGCCCAGCGCGGCCGAACAGAGGGCGGCGTGAGATGAAGCCGAAGCCTTCGTACAGCCGATTTGTGCTGAGCCAGCTGCGCGCGATGGCCGGAGCGTACGGGCTCAGCTTCCGGGCAGTGCGTCGAGCAGCGAAAGCCGAACTTCGGCGTACGCCTCGCGCAGACCGTCGTCCGCCTGCAGGGCCTGCTGGGTCAGCAGGATCTGATCCGGAACCGAGAGGAAGTGCATGAACATCGCGCGGATCTCGGCAGGCCTGGGGTGTGTGGCCATCAATGCGTGCACGGCTGCACTCAGCGCCATGTATTGGCCGGTAGCGATCTGGCGGGCCTGCGCTTCGGTCGCTGGTTCGTCGTCGTTGATCACGGCGCCCTCCGCTGGGCTGGTCGGTCTGGAAACCCCAGCGTATCAGCGGCAGGGCGCCGCTTACTTCGGAGGTTGACAGATGCCCATGGTGACCGTGGTGGCAAGCAATGGTGCGGGCGCGACCTGCGAGTTGCGCGTGGCGCTGTACCGCAGCGGCTGCATCCAGCAGCGGTGGACGATAGAGCAGGCGGACGATGTGCTGCGTATCCGTGGCGAGTCTGTCGGCATCGTGCTGGTGATCAGCCGCACCAGGAAAGAATTTGCACCGCTGAATCCGGCGACGGATACGGAGTACTTCCGAATCCTCTCTGCCGACCTTGAGTTCGCGCTGGAGCGGCTGGGCGGGGTGGTGTGCTTTGAGACGGCGCCGGAGTTGGCCCCGCTGAATCCGCATGAGTCCGCCGAGCTTGAGGTGCGCATCGATGCCGCGCGTTCGCGGCTTGCGCAGGCCAAGTACGAGCTTCGCCAGCTGGAGATCGAAAAGGTTGCGGGGTTTGCCGCGGGCGAGTGGCGCGTCAGCGCGCCTAAGGCGGCTGACGCTGAGGCTGATCAGGTGCACACGCGCATCAACGAGTCTCTCGCCGCTGTTCAGGCGCCGGCTTCTGTCGAGCTCGCCGCCGATCGCACGCTCGAATTGCGCGTCGAGATCGGCGGCTTTGAGGGCGTGACGGTGTGCGTCGACCACATCGCGCCCGCGGACTTCGGCGCGGTGTGCCGTTCGGTGCGCGCTGCGTTCCTGGCCGACAAGGCCTGACCCATGTCCCGCCCCTCCCTGCAACGCAGTTCCGCCCCCGCCCTGCGCGGGTGCACTGCGACCCCCTGCGCGGTGCGCCTGGGGGAGGGGTGGGGCTTCTTCGTTTCGGGTGGCGGTGTGCATGCCCCCTTTTTGCCCGCTGGGCGTTGATCAACGCGAGTCAATCCGCATGACCCCCATTGCGCTACCCCTGAAGGCCCACCCTGTCCACATTGATCTGGATGAGATCGCACGCCAGCCGTCGGGTGCGGCGTGCTTGTCGCTGGCGGCTAGCAAGGCCGGCAAGCAGGACAAGGCGATCGCGGCGGACCTGGGCATGCAGGATTCGGTGTGGAGCCGCTGCAAGTCGGGCCAGAACAGCCTGAGCCCTGAGCAGTTGGTGGCGCTGTGCGAGGTCACCGGCACGCTGGCGCCGATCGCGTGGATGCTGATTCGCCTGGGCTTCGATCCGCGCAGCCTGCGCCGGATGGAGAGCGAGCTCGAAACCCAGAACCGCGAGCTGCGGGAGCGGGTAGAGGCAATGGAGCGCGAGCGCGAGATCGAGCGGCGGCTGGTGCGGGATCTGATGGGGCGGGCTGCCTGATGGCCGCGCCGAAGCGCCAGTGGCTGAGTGCGGGCCGCTGCATGGCGTTCGCGCTGTGGGCGGTGGAGCACCGCGAGCTGGCTGACGATGTGCACGCGGTGCGGGCGGCGATGCGCTGCACGGAGCCGCAGGCGCATGCGCTGATGCGGGGGCTGCGCGAGGCGCGTAAGCGTCCGGCGCGGCCGCCGAAGGCGAGGGCTGTGCGAAGGCGGGCGGAGCGTGCCGCTGCTTTCGACGGCGGTGGAATGCTGCAGCGGCTGAATGATCTAGATGCGCTGTCGGCTGCGTTGCAGCCGAGCGCTGGCGTGCGCCGCAACGTGATGTTCCCGTTTCCCGTCCAGCCGGTTGGTGCATCGCTCTCGCGTGCTTGCCCGGCGATGGCGCCGCAATGGTATCGAGGGCCTGTGTGCGCGGATCTTGGCGGTGAGCCCGACGTCGCCGACTACGTGGCGGCGTCTGTGCGCGCCGCTGAGCTACGTGCGCGCGAGTCCAAGCCGGCGCGCTGCTTCGATGGGCACCGCACCTGCCAGCACGCGCACCTGGGCATCGGTGGGCAGTGCGAGCCGGGCCGGTGTCGAGTCGAAGAGCACGACCGGCAGGTGGCCGCGGGTGTGGAGTTCCCGGCTTATGGGTAAGCGCACGCTGCCGCCGCTGGCGGACCCGAAGCGCCGCAAGTACGCGTTGCGCCACGTCAAGCGCAACCAGCTTGACGAAGAGCGCCGGGCGCTGCGGGCGTTGACGCCTGAGCAGGTCAAGCACCAGCTGGAGCGGCTGGCTGAGGCGCGGCGTGCGGCTGGGCTGGAGGGCGAGGCTTGAGCGGTCCCGACGGTCACTGGTACGCGGAAGAGGATGCGGCGCTGCACGAGCTGCCGCTGATCGCGAGGCTGATCTACCTGCAGGGTCTGCGCCGCTTCATGTGCGGGCGGACGTTCCGCGTGGGTGAGCCTGGGCGACGCACGGTGACCTACCGCAGCCTGGCCGAGACGGTGACGGTGCCTGCCGTGCGTGGCCGCCATAGCGGGGATGAGACGACGCCCAGCGAGAAGACGATCCGGCATGCGCTCGATGTGCTGGTGGAGTCGGGGCTGCTGCAGCGTGTGCCTGGCTTTCAGGGCCGCCTCGTTTTTCGATGTGCGATCGCGGCTCAGTGTCATCAGGTCCGCAGGATGAGGGGCGGATCAGGGGCGGGATCAGGGGACCCCATGAGGGGCGGCGAAGAATCCAGCAGTGATGCGGGTTCCGAGGCGATGAGGGGCGGGATGAGGGGCACCCCTGATGCGCCGATGACGGGCGCACAACAGAGAACAGATAACAGCTACTCCGTAGTAGAGCCCGAGGGAGAGGGTGAGTACTCGCGCGTGACGCCGACTGTGGCCGGTGCGCTGTGCCGCCGCCTGCGGGCTGCCGGGGTGCAGGGTGCACAGCCCAACCACCCGCGGCTGCTGGAGGCGCTGGGGGAGGGCATCAGCCCCGAGGCGATCGAGGCCGTGGCCACAGAGCTGGTCAGCAAGGGGCAGGGGCCGCCCAAGCTGGCCTACGTGGTGGCGACGGCGAGGGGCAGGGCAAAGGACAGCAAGGGACACGGCAATGGGTCTGGAGCGGGTAAGCGAGGCGGGTCTGCAGCAGAGCGTGTCGACCGCGCTTTCGAGCGCGGCGAGCAGCTCGCACGCGAGCGGGTCACCGGGCTGCGCGTCATCCATGGAGGCCGAGAGGCGTAGGGCGGTTCTGCGACGCATGTGGGTGCGCATGGCTGCGATCTACCCGCACCGGTGGGTAACGGGCGTGGGTGAGTCGCCCGAGCGCGAGGACGGCCGGCTGAAGCCGCAGGGCGATGAGTGGATGCGTGCCATCGCAGGCCTCAGCGATGACCAGATCGCGGCCGGGCTTGAGGCCTGCCGCCTGCACGGCACGCCCTACGTGCCGACGCCTGCCGAGTTCCGGGGCCGGTGCCTGGGCATCCCCGAGCTGGCGGTGGTGCGCGATGAGATCGACACGCGCACGTACTCGCGCTTCACGCTGCTGGTCCTGCGTGGTGGTGTCGACATCAACGGCGTGCGTTGGCCTGGCCTGGACTGGTCGCGCTACCGCAGCGAGCCCGCAGCCTCGGCCATGCGCCTGCTCGATCAGACCTATCGCCGAGCGCACGACCATGTGATGCGAGGTGGCGAGCTGCCCGAGCTGCCGGTCGCTGCGATCGAGGAAGAGCCGCGGCAGTTCAAGCCGGCCGATCCGGCAAAGGTCGCCGACCACTTCGCCCAGCTCGAACGCCTGCTCGGCGTCGGCCGGCCCGAGTCGCCGGGGTCGCCCGCGTGAAGACGAACCTGAACGAATATGTGAAGTCGAACCTGAACGGACGGGTCCTCCCCCGGTTTTGGCGATGCGGGTTGCATGGCCGCAAAAGCCGGCTAGGTGCAGGGTTCTGCGACCGGTTATGCCGGGGCGGGTGAGGTTATGACCACGGCCATCGACAACGCCAAGACCATGACGGTCACCGAGTACGCGGGCCACCGCGGTGTCAGCCAGCCGCTGATCAGCCGGTGGAAGTCGCAGGGCCGGCTGGTGTTGGACTCGAGCGGCCGCATCCTGGTGCGCGCCTCTGATCTGGTGCTCGACCAGGACATGCACCCGACGAAAGGCGGCCGCGCTGGATCTCGGGCTGCGAGCGAGCCGGCCGCGCCATCGCCTTCGGCTGCCGGCAGTGATGACCGCCCAGGGCAAGGCGAAGGCGATGAGCTGTCGCTGGCGAACGCGGCACGGCTGGAGAAGGTGCAGAAGGTCCGCCTGCTGCACATGGAAATCGAAGAGAAGGCCGGCAACCTGGTCAGCCGCTCCGACGTCGAGCGCACCGCCTTCGACCTGGCGCGGCGCGGGCAGGAAGCGCTGATGGGCATCGCCGATCGCCTGTCTCCGCAGCTGGCCGCCGAGTCGGATCCGCACCGCGTGCACGTGCTGCTGAGCGATGAGCTGCGCCGCGTGTGCGAGTTGATCGCCTCGCTCGAACCCCAGCAGGCCGTCGCCGCATGACCCTCGACGTCATGCTCGCCATGGGCGCCGATCCGCTGCCGATCGCCGACGGCGTCGAGGCGTTCCGCGCCGGTTGGTCGAAGGGCTGGAGCATCCCGGCTCCGATGACAGTTGCCGAGTGGGCCGACGAATACCGCGTGCTGCCGCGCGCCGGTGGCAACGAGTCCGGCCCCTGGCGGACCAGCCGCACGCCCTACATGCGCGAGCTGATGGAGTGCCTGAGCGCACGGTCACCGGTGCGAGAAGTCGTGTTCATGAAGTCCTCGCAGGTCGGCGGTACCGAGGCCCTGCTCAACTGGTGCGGCTACGTCATCCACCACGCGCCGGCGCCGATGATGGTGGTGCAGCCCACGGTGCAGATGGGCGAAGAGTGGAGCAAGCAGCGGCTGGCGAACATGATCGCCGAGAGCCCCGCGCTGGCCGAGATCCTGCCGCCGTCGAAGGCGCGCGACAGCGGCAACACCACGCTGAGCAAGTCCTTTCCGGCAGGCCACCTGTTCATCGCAGGCGCCAACAGCTCGAGCACGCTGCGCTCCAAGCCGGTCAAGTTCCTGGCCATGGATGAGATCGACGAATACCCCGACGACCTCAACGACCAGGGCGGCGCGATCGAGCTCGCGGAGCGCCGCACCACCACCTTCCCCGGTCGCAAGATCCTCAAAGTCAGCACGCCCACGGTGAAGGGCGCCAGCAACATCGAGCGCGCGTTCATGGCCGGCGACCAGCGCCGCTACCACGTGCCGTGCCCGCACTGTGGCGTGCACCAGCGCCTGGTGATCGAACAGCTCACCGAGGACGGCCAGTACCTGTGCGAGCACTGCGGCACGCTGATCGCCGAGCACCACAAGCCCGCCATGCTCGCGGCCGGCGAGTGGATTCCGGACAACCCGGGCGCCGCCATCCGCAGCTACCACATCAACGCGCTCTACTCGCCGATCGGCCTCGGCGACACCTGGGCGGAGATTGCTCAGCAGCGCACGCGCGCCCGCACCGATGCCGACTTCGCCATCACCTTCACCAACACCATCCTCGGCGAGACCTACGAAAGCGAAAGCCAGAAGGTCGACAGCAGCGAGCTGCTGGAACGCCGCGAAGCCTGGAAGCGCCGCACACTGCCAGCCGGCTGCCTGGTGCTGACCGTCGGCATCGACGTCCAGCACAACCGCTGGTCGGTGCTGGTCTGCGGCTGGGGCCGCGGCGAGGTGTGCTGGTTTGTCGACTGGGTCGAAGTGCCGGGCGACCCCACTCGCGAGGAAGACTGGGACGCGCTCGAGGATGTCGTTTTCGCGCCCATCGCCAACCGCTGCGGCGTGCCGCTGCGGCCCGAGGTGGTCGCCATCGACTCCGGCAACTGGACGCACGAGGTCTACAACTGGGCGCGCAAGAACGCCGCGCGTGGCGTCATCGCCATCAAGGGCAGCAAAGACCCGACCAAACCGATCATCGGCCGCCCAACCCTGCAGGACGTCAACTGGCGCGGCCGCATTCAGCGCCACGGCGTGCAGCTGTGGACGCTGGGCGTCAACACCACGAAGACCACGCTCTTCGCCCGACTGATGGGCGACGCTGGCGCCGATGCCGACAAGCGCCGCTGCCACATCCCGGACGACATGCCCGAAGAGTTCTTCCGCCAGATCACAAGCGAGCGCTACGACCTCACGCTCAAGCGCTGGGTGGTCCGCGACAAGTCCGTGCGCAACGAGGCCTTCGACTGCTGGGTCTACGCCTACGCCGCCGCCGTGCACCCGCGTGTGCGCCTGCATGTCCGGCGCGATGCCGACTGGGCCGCGCTGGAGTCGAAGGTCGAGCCCGCGGTGATGGATCTGTTCACGGCGTCAGGTGACGGCCCGCCGCGCCCGGCCTCCCAGTCCGCGCCGCCACCTGCCGCCGTGTTCAAGCCGGCGGATGCGCCGAGGTCTCTCGCGCCCGCCACCCCCGTCGCATCCGATGCCTGGAGCCGCCGCCTATGAGCCGCAAAGTCGCCCGCTGTCGTGCCCGTGTCAGCGAGCTGGTGGATGAGCTTGCCATCGGTGCGGCGCTGCGTCTGCGTACCGACAGCGACGACATCCGGCCGGTGGTCGAAGCCGTGGTGGCGTACCTGGTCGAGGAATACCCGAGCCAGGACCTGTACATCCCGGCCAGCGCCAGCGAGCCGCAGTACCCGGTGGCCGAGATCCGCGCGGCCCTGCAGGGCGGAAAGTCGATTCGCGCCATCTGTCGCGAGTTCCGCATGTCGCGCCGCACGCTGTATGCCGTGATCGACGCTGAAGACGGCCGCGCGACGCCGACGGAGCAGCGCGCCGCGTAGCTCGCTCGGGGTGCGTCCCGTTCCCCCGAGACGGGACGCACTTGGGTACGGAGCATGCGCATCACTCCCCGCCGGTCGCGGGGTGCGAGAGCCGCAGCCCGCATGTCGAGCACCGCGCAAATCATGCTGCAGACCTACCTGGACGCCGAGGCCAAGATCCTCAAGGGCCAGTCGGTGCGCATGGGTGAGCGCATGCTGACGCTGGCTGACCTGAGCATGGTTCAGGACGGCCGCCGCGAGTGGGAAGCGAAGGTCAAGGCCGAAGCTGCCGGCGCGCAGGGCCAATCCTCGCTTTACGCGCTGGCCGACTTCAGCGGCAACGGCCACTCGCACTGCGAGGGCTTCCGCCGATGAGCTGGCTGGCCCGCGCCATCGATCGCACCATCGAAACCGTGGCTCCGCTGCACGGCTTCAAGCGCGCGCAGGCGCGGCAGGCCATCGCGCTGTCGCACAAGGCTTACGACGCCGCCGACCGCAACCGCTTCCGCGACGCCGTGCGCGACTTCGGCAGCGGCAACAACGCAGTGGTCGGCAGCGGCCTGTACGTGCGCAACATGGCGCGCCACCTCGACCGCAATCTCGACATCGTCAGCGGCGCGCTGAACACCCTGGCGCAGAACATCATCGGCGCGACCGGTGTGGGCGTGGAGCCGCAGCCGCGTAACCGCAATGGCGACGTGCTGGAAGACCTCGCCTTTCAGCTCAGCATGCTGCACACGGACTTCGCCAAGCGGCCGGAAGTCACCTGGCAGCACGATATCGGCAGCATGGATCGCCTGCTGTGCCGCACCTGGCTCCGCGACGGAGAGGTGCTGGCGCAAGAGCTGATCGGCCCGGTGCCGCTTCTCGACCACGGCACCCGCGTGCCGTACAGCCTCGAGATGATCGAGCCGGACCTGCTGCCGTGGGATCTCACCGACCCGGGCCGAGGGATCACGCAAGGGGTCCAGCGCAACGCCTGGGGGCGACCTGTCGCCTACCACCTGTACAAGCAACACCCCGGCGACACCCTGGCCCTGGTCGGTGAGACCAAGTCGGTGCCGGCTGAGCGCGTGATGCACCTGCGCCTGGTCGACCGCATCGGGCAGGTGCGCGGCATCAGCCTGTTGGCGTCCGTGCTCACGCGGCTCGACGACCTCAAGGACTACGAAGAGAGCGAGCGCATCGCGGCCAAGATTGCCGCGTGCTTCGCGGCCTTCATCATCAAGGGCGATCCGACGATGCTGCCGGAGGGTGCGCCTGATCGCGACCGCACCGCACGCCTCGCGCCCGGCATGGTGTTCGACAGCCTGCGCCCCGGCGAGTCCGTCGGCACGGTCGACACCAACCGCCCGAACCCGAACCTCGAAGGCTGGCGCAACGGCCAGCTGCGCGCCGCGGCCTCGGGCATGCGCATCAGCTTCAGCGCGCTGGCCAAGAACTACAACGGCACCTACAGCGCCCAGCGGCAAGAGCTGGTGGAGCAGTACGGCGCCTACGGCGTGCTCGGCTACGAGTTCATCAGCGCGATCGCGCGCCGCCGCTATGAGCGCTTCGCCGCCGTCGCCCTGGCCACGCCTGGCCTGCTGCGCGTGCCCGCCGACTTCGACCCCGCCAGCATCGGCGACGCCATGTACGCGCTGCCGCAGATGCCGTGGATCAACCCGCTGCACGAGGCCGAGGCCATGGCCGTGCTGGAAGAGCACACCTACATGTCCGGGCCCGAAATCATCCGCCGCCGTGGCGCCAACCCGCGCGACGTGCTCGATCAGCAATCCGCGTGGATCGCCCGCAAGCGCCAGTGGGGAATCCCCGACGCGAACGCCGGCGGCTCCGCGCCGCCCCCGGAGACCAACATGACCCCGCCCAACGCCTCCGCGCGCCACCGCACCAGCCATCTCGCGGCCGAAGCATCGGCCAGTACCGCCGAAGCCAAGCGCGGCGTGCTGCGAGCCACCGCGCTCGCCGCCGGCGCCGAAGTGCTGATCTACGGCCCCATCGGCGCCAGCTTCTGGGATGAAGGCGTCACCGTCCAGGCGGTCGCCGCGCAGCTCAAAAGCGCTCCGGCAGGCGATGTGCGCGTGCGCATCAACAGCGACGGCGGCTTCGTCAGCGAAGGCGTTGCCATCCACAACATCCTGCGTGAGTCCGGCCGCCGCATCGTGGTCGAGATCGAAGGCGTCGCTGCCAGCATCGCCAGCCTGATCGCCATGGCTGGTGATGAAGTCCGGATCTATCCGAACGCCTCGATGATGATCCACACGCCCAAGGCCGGGCAGTTCGGCTCGCCCGAGGAAATGGACGATGCCGCTGCTTACTTGCGCGTGCAGCGCGAGGCCATGGCGCAGAGCTACGCGCGCAAGACCGGCCGGCCTGCCGCCGAGTTCATCGACCTGATGGCCGACGGCCGCGACCACTGGTACACGGCCGCCCAGGCGATCGAGGCCAAGCTCGCCGACACGCTCATCGATGGCAGCCCCGAAGCGCTCGACGCCAGCGTCGCCGCGGCTGCGCTCATCGGCTACGTCAACGCGATCAGCAAGGCGCCGGAAGCACCGCGTGCCCAGCTGCACGCGCACATCAATTCGGCCTGCTCCCTGGCCGCTTTCGCCTCGCTCAGCGAGGACTACCAGCGCTCCGTTCTGGAGCACATCGAGGACCCGACCATGCGTACGCAGTTGGTGAATGCAATGGCGGCTGCCGCAGGCGGCCAGCCCACTCCCGCCCCGACCCCTGCGCCGACTCCGGCGCCTGCAGCTGCTGCACCGGCCCCTGCCGCCGTGGCGGCCGCCCCGCAGCCTCCCGTCGCTGCCGATGCCACCGCCGCGGCCAATGCCGCCATCGCGGCCATCCAGCAGCGCAACAACAACATCCGCGGCGTGTTCGCCGGCTTCCGCGAGATGCAGGGCGTCGCCCAGCTCGAAGCCGAAGTGCTCGCAGATCCGACCGTGAGCCTGGAACAGGCGCAGGCCCGTCTGCTGGCGCGCGTCGGTCAGGGCTCGCCCGTTCAGGGCACTGCCGGCGGCCGCGTCGAAATGGGCGCGGATGAGCGCGACAAGCTGCGCGCCTCGGCGTCGAATCTGCTGCTGGCGCGCACCAACATCATCACCGGCGCCGAAGCCGATGCCGCCCGCCAGGGCAACCCGTTCGGCAGCATGTCGCTGACCGCCATCGCCGAGAGCCTGCTGCAGCGCTCGGGCGTGAACACCCGCGACCTGACGCGCGAGCAGATCGCCAAGCAGGCGCTGGCGAGCCAGACCACCAGCGACTTCGTCATCGTGCTTGAGAACGCGATGCACAAGATGGTGGTGGCGGGCTATCGCGCCTCGCAGTTCACCTGGTCGCGTTTCTGCCGTGTCGGCACGCTGAGCGACTACCGCCCGCACAACCGCTACTACCTGTCGAGCTTCAGCGACATCAAGGAAGTCAACGAGAAGGGCGAGTACGAAGACGGCGTGCTGGGCGATGCCGTCAAGGAAGTCATCACCGCCAAGCGCAAGGGCCGCATCCTGCAGGTCACCCCGGAAGTCATCGTCAATGACGACCTCGGCTTCATCCAGCAGGCCGCGAGCGCGCTGGGCCTGGCCGCTGGCCGCACCATCGAGAAGGACGTGTACGCCCTGTTCGCGCTGAACAGCGGCAACGGCCCGACCATGTCGGACGGCAAGGCCCTGTTCCACGTCGACCACGGCAACATCGCCGCTACTGCCGCTGTTCCGACCGTCGCCAGCTTGGATGCGGCGCGTGTGCAACTGGCCCTGCAGAAGGACCCGGCCGGCAACGACTTCCTCGACATCACGCCAGCGCTGTGGCTGGGCCCGCTGGGCCTCGGCGGAACGGCGCGCACGGTGATCGGCGCCGAGTACGACCCCGACACCAACAACAAGCTGCAGCGCCCGAACATCGTGCGGAACATGGTGCGCGACATCATCGACACACCGCGCCTGTCCGGCACTGCTTGGTATCTGCTGGCCGATGCCAACCTCGAGCCGACGTTCGAAGTCGGCTTCCTCGACGGCGTGCAGACGCCGACCCTCGAGCCGGAAACCAACTTCCGCACCGATGGCGTCGCCTGGAAGGTCTCGCACCGCTACGGCGTGGCCGCCATCGGCTACCGCGGCATCGTCAAGAACGCCGGCACCGGCGGCTGATCCCGGCCTGACCTGACCACCCCATAGCCAACGCCCGGCCGAAACCCGGCCGGGCACCCCCAAGAGGACAAGTGTCATGGCAAAGAACTATGTGGCGCCCGGGGACACCATGCCCTGGACCAACACCACCGGCGCGACGGTGACGTCTGGCCAGCTGCTCGCCATCGGCCACATCGCGGCCGTTGCGCTGACCACCATCACCAACGGCGCGACCGGAACGGTCGGCATCGAAGGCATCTACGACGTGCCCAAGGTTGCAGCGGCAACTTTCACTGCCGGCGAAAAGCTGATCCTGGACGTGTCCGCCAACGGCGGCCTCGGCGCCTTCGACGACAGCGCGGCCCCGCCGGCCAGCGGTGACCTGACGGGTGCAGCCATCGCGGTCAACCCGGGTCTCAACACTGAGACCACCTGCCGCGTGAAGCTCACTCCCGGCAACGCGACGAAGACCGCGTAAACCCCCGAACCGCATCGCCCGGTTCGCCGGGCGGTGCGTCCGCCCTTGCCCTGAGTCTGCCCGCCCATGACTGCACTGCAGTGGATCTCCGCCATCGGTTCCGTCGCCACGTTGCTGGTCATCGTGTTCGGTGCCTGCTGGTGGGTGGTGCGGCATTCGATGAGCGTGCAGCGGTTTGCGCTGGAGAGCATCAGCGCGCTGCAGGCCCGCATCGCCGCGCTCGAGCTGCAGGCCATCAACCGCGATGGGCTGGACAGCGCGCTCGAAAAGGCGCTGTCGAAGGTGATGCAGCAGATCGAGCGGCGGCTGGACGGCATGGAAGACGGCCTCAAGGCTGCGACCCGCGACCTGCACCAGGTGCGTCTTGATGTCGCGATCTTGAAGGACCGCGAAGGCGGCACCGATTACAGCGAGCGCAACCGCGCGCTGATGGAGGCCTTGCGCAATGGCTGACTTGGGCGCGCCACCCCCGAGCGACACGCTGGAGCGCATCAGCGCCATCACCCGTGCCCTGGGCGTGGGCGGCAGCAATGCCAGCGTGCAGGTGCACCTCAACGCCGGGGGCCTGGGCGTGATCGTGGCGGCTGGCTGCTGCGCGCTGATGTTCGTGCTGTCGCTGTTCCTGCTGCTGCTGGTTTTCGAGTCGCGCATGCACCTGCGCGAGCACGGCCATCAGCTCAACGCGATCTACCGCGTCGCCCCCAGTGTCGAGCGCGAGGTGCGCGCCCGGCTTGAAGAAGACGCCCGCCTGCGCGCGCAGGCATCGGAGTAAGCGGCTATGTCCACCCCGATCATCCTCGACCCGGATCCCGAAGAGACCGAACTGGTCAGCCGCAGCGGCTGGTCGGCCTACCCGAACTTCACGCGCGCCGAGTTCGCCTGCAAGCACACCGGCGCCTGCCACATGCGCCGCGACTTCATGGCCACGCTGCAGCGCATCCGCGCCGACTTCGGGCCGATGCGCATCACCAGCGGCTACCGCCACCCCACGCACCCGGTCGAGGCCCGCAAGGGCCACACCACCGGGGAGCACACGCAGGGCGCGGCGTGCGACGTGGCGGTGAGCGGCGCCGACGCGCTGCGCCTGATCCAGATCGCCACGCGCCACGGCATTACCCGCATCGGCGTGGCGCAGAAAGGACCGCAGAACACGCGCTTCATCCACCTCGGCCTGGGCGGGCGCGGCCTCGCCTCGCCGGCGATCTGGAGCTACTGACATGCAGCCCGTGACCGGCTACATCCGCACCGGCGAGCGTATCCCCAACACCGACCGCCGCTTTGGCGCCGCGTTGGAGTACGTGGTTGCCCACCTGCTGCAGCCTGGGCAGGACCCGCAGGCGCTGCTGTTCACCGTCGAGCAGCTGCGCGACGCGGTCGACCGGGCCAAGACCAACCCCGAAGACTGCCCGCCGTTCGAGCCCGAGCAGGTGCGCATCGATCGCGCGGTGGCGATCGCGCGGAAGGATGAGCGGGCGTTGGTCACTGCGGCGCTCAAGGCAGAGCGTGCGCTTGAGAAGCGCCGCGCGAGCTGGATCGGATGGGCAATCGGGACCATGTCTGCGCTGGTTGGTGTGGGACTCGGGGTGCTGCTGTGATCCGCGCCGCCTGGGATCTGCTGCTGCACATCGCCGGCACGGCCCCCGTGTGGGTCGGCCCGATGGTGCTGGCGTGGCTGATCTCCGTTGGCGCCACGCAGGCCATCAAGCCGTGGCTGCCCGAGAGCCTCAACGACCGCAGCCGCCACCGCGCCACGCAGGGCATCGCCCTGGGCTTCGGGCTCGCCACTTCCTACGCCCTGTGGCCGGTCGAGCTGGACTGGCGCACCGGTGCTGCCGTCGGTGGCGCCGTGGGCCTGTGGGGCCCGGTCAGCTACGCCCTGTTCCGTCGCATTGCCGAACACCGCTGGCCCTGGCTGCGCGAGCGCCTGAGCGGCGACCGCCCCAACCTCGAGGACTGACCCTATGCGCACCCTGATCACCCTGCTGCTGCTCTCCGCGCTGCTGCTGCTCAGCGGCTGCGCCACCACCGGCGAGGCTGCGTTCTACGCACGGCAGGAAGCCGCCGAGCAGGCCCGCGCCGTGCGCATGGCCGCACTGGCCGACACCAGTGCCTGCAACGGCGACGCGACCTGCGTGGTCGCCGCCAAGGGCTTCGCCGCGATGGCCGAACTCGGCGGTGGCAGCGCCCAGCCGCAGCAGTACGTGCCGCAGCCCAGCACCGCTGCCCGCGTGGGCCTTGCGCTCATCGGCCAGCTCAGCCCGCTGGCATCTGCCGCCGTCGCCTGGCGCAGCAGCGACAACAGCGTACGCACGGCCGAAGCGCAGTTCGGGTTTCTCGGCGGCGTGGTCGAAAGCGTGAGCAACGCAAGTGCCCGCAGCAACGAAGCCGCGTTCGCGGTGCTGCCGCAGCTTGCGCCGCGTATCGACGTCAACGGTCACTACGTCACGGGCACCCAGACGATCGTCGGCGGCAACTACGGTGACACCGCCGGCAACGACATGTGGGGCGACCAGAACCGCGTCGGCGCCGAGATCACCACGGGTGCGATCAACACCGGCGTGCAGATCCGCAACCGCGGCAACCTCGGCGACGGCAACCGCCAGAACAGCCCAGACGACAACAGCACCACCTGCGAGGGCCCGGGGTGCCAGGGCGTCAACCGCCCGATCACCAACCCGCTGCCCGATCCGGAAGAGGACGAAGGCTGATGTTCGGGCTCGGCGTCACCGCCAAGGTGCTCGGCATCGCCGTCGCCCTGCAGCTCGCCACCCTCGCCGGCTGGTGGCTGCATGTCAGCACCGTGCGCGCGGACAACACGCAGACCGCGACCGACCTGGGTGCGTGCCAGTCGGCGCGCGACACGGCGGTCGCCGAGAACGCCGAATGGGAAACCGGCGCGCTCGAAGCCCAGCGCGGCCTCGCCCAGTGCCAGGCGCAGTGGGCTGAGGCCAAGGCCGACGCCGAGTTCCACGCCGCTGCCGCCGCCGAGCACCGCCGCAATGCCGTCCGCTGGGCCGAGGCCTTTGCCGGCCGCTACGCGGGCAAGACCGCCCAATGCGCCGCCGCGCTGCAGGCGCTGGATCCGGCCTGCCCTGAGTTGGAGGGGTACTGACATGGTCCAAGAACGCGACCCGCTGCCAGCCGCCCCGCCTGTAGTTGAGGACTGGGTCCGTAGCTTCGTAGCGCCACCTCCGCTATCCGACAGGGAGATCGCGGCCGCGCGTGCCCGCGCCGAACTCCTCAAGCGCGAGCCGTGGCGAGATCCCACTTCCGAGCACTACGACCCGCTGAGGGTGGCCCGTGCCGATCGCCCCGACCATTTTCTCGGCGCCAGCAAAATGGTCGCCGCCGTCGTAGTGCTGGCCCTCACCGCCTGCACGCCCGACCCGGTCTACATCACCCGCCCGGTCTACATCGACCGCGTGCAGCAGGTGGTGCAGCCGATCCCGGCCGAGCTGCTGCAGCCGCACGCCATCGCCGAGGGCCTGCCCAGCCAGTGCCCCAGCATCGCCGCGCAGCGCCGCGCTGAGCTCGAAGCCTGCAACGCCGACAAAGCCGCCATCCGCGCCATCGCTGGCGCGAAGGAGCAGGGCGATGAGTAATGCCTGGCTGGCCGAGTTCGACGATGTAGCGCACGGCCTGATGGCCGATATCGGCATCGCCGACACCGGTACCTACCGCACCAGCGCCGTCGCGGTGCCGTTCGCTGCGCCGATCCGCTGCATGGTCGATCGCAGCGCGCAGCAGTTCGGCACCCAGCAGCAGGGCGGCGGCGTCGAGGTGCTGGTCACGCTGATTCGTGAGCCCGGCCTGCGCTTTGCTGCCGGCGCGCTCATTGACATCGCGGGCGAGCGCTTCCGCCTGTCGCGGCCGACCGATCTGGACGACGAAAGCGCCCAGCAGTGGGCGGTGGTTTCGCTCGGGGCGGTGCCGGAATGAGCGACGCGGTGAGCTTCCGTCTGCTGTCGAGCCTGCAGGCCCGCCTTCAGCAGGTGCGCACGGGCGTCGGCAGCCCGTGGCTGACGGATATCGGCGCCGACGTGCGCATCGACGGAAGCTTTGCCGGCTTCCAGGGCGTGGCAGATCCGCAGCCTGTCAGCACGGTGTATGCGCTGGAGTTCGACCGCGCCGAGGCAGGCAACAGCGCGAAGCAGGTGTCGTCCGAGATCGGCATCGTCATCGACGTGTTCATCCCCGGCGACTCCGTCGAGCACATGCGCCTGGCGCACAACGCGCGCTGGGACCTGGTGCGCGCGCTGCGCGACTACAGCACCGACTTGCCGCGTGACCTGAGCGGCAGCGTCAACAGCCTCCGGCTCACCGGCGAGCTGATTCAACCGGCCTTCGGGTCAAACCTCATCGCAGTCCAGATCACCGCGCAGGCTGGGCTGACTGAACGCTTGTCTGCGCAGTAACCCGAAGGAGAAACCCTCATGGCCCGTAACAAGGTCCTGCAGTTCGAAGGCGACATCCGGATGTGGGAGCTCGATCCCGCAACCTCTGCGCGCACCCCGATTGTGGCAGACGCTGCCGACATCTACGGAAACATCCCGATCGAAGCCACGGCAGCAGTTTTCGGGTACGAGGCTGGCGAGCAGGTCAATGTGCTGAGCAAGCGCCGCGACCGCTTCAACCAGGCGATCTACTCCGACCAGCAGCCCGGTCAGTCGAACCTGTCGATCACGCTTGTGGCTGTGCCTCCGGCGATCGTCGCATCGGTCTACTACGGCGCAGCGGCAGACATCACCGTCACCGGCGCTGCGCTGACCGGCATCGCCGTGACGTTCTCGGCGAGTGAGCTGAGCCAGCCGCTGGGCCATACGTACATCGCGGCGTCGCCTGCGCCTGTGGTGACCAATGTAGGCGGCAGCACCACGTACGTGGCTGGCACCGACTACGTGATCGACCGTCGTCTGGGCCGCATTCGCCGCTTGGCCGGTGGTTCGATCCCTGCCGACGGTGAAGTGCGGGTGGCGTGCACCACGACCACCTACACGTTGGTGCGTATCCGCGGTGGCGTGCAGCCGCAGCGCAACTTCTACATCGAGGGCGATTTCAAAAACCGCCCCGACCAGAGCGACAAGCGCCTCACGGTCTGGAACGCCGCGCTGTCGACCGACGGCGAGGTTGACCTGTTCAGCGCCGAGCCGATCACCGTGACCCTCACGGGCCCGCTGATCACGCCGGAAGACAAGACTGAGCCGTACATCGTCGAGCTGATCAACAACGAAGCAGTCTGACGTTCCACTCCACCCCGCGCGCCCGAACGCTCACGCCCTGCGTGGGACGGATCGGACGGAACCCGACTAGGGCGCGCGGGGCTCTATTTCCAGCCTGAGCCCTGATCATGCCGACCACGATCGACCTATCGCCGCTGCGCGCCTCTGCCGCCTTCGTGCGCCAGCGCGCGGCCGATGCCGACAAGGTGGTGCAGCGGGCCCGGGCCACGCTGTCGCGGCGCCTGCTGGTCGAGGCGCGGCGCGACATCCAGACCGAATACGCGCTCAACGCTGGCCGCATCCGCTCGGCGCTGAGCATCCGCACCGATGGCGACACCGTCGAGCTGACGGCCTCAGGCCGCGGCGTCGGGCTGGTCAACTTCCCGAACACCGGTGGCCGGCGGCGCAAGGAGTTCCGCGTCGAGGTCAAGCGCGGCGAGGGCAAGCGGCCGTGGGATGACGGCACCTTCATCGGCACCGCCCTGGGCGGCAGCCAGCAGGTGTTCGTGCGCGACTTCCGCGCGCCCAAGCGCCGCATGACCCGCGGTGCCAACAAGGGGCAGCTGAAGCAGCCGCTGCTGAACCAGTACGGGCCCAGCGTGGCGCAGATGCTGCGCCGCCCCGAGCGCCGCGAGCGTCTGGCTGAGTACGCCCGGGAGATTCTTGGCCGTGAGATCGAGAGGCTGACCCGCTGATGGCTACCCGCGACGAGGTCCTGCGATTCCTCATCGAGGCCAAGGGCGACGACGAGCTGCGCGCTCTGGCGCTCGAGCTGGACAAGCTCGCCAAGTCTGGTGATGCCGCCGAGGGCGATATCAGCGCCTTCGTCGAGGAGCTAGACAAGCTCGCGCGTGTCGATCGCAGCATCGGCGCGCTGGTCAAGCTGAAGTCGGCTCTGGCCGAGACTGGCACCAACCTCGACCGCGCTCGCCAGCGCGTCGATGAGCTGGAAAAGGAGTTCGCCCAGGCCGAGCAGCCGACGGCCAAGCTGCGCCGCGAGCTGGAGGCCGCGCGCAACGCCGTTGACCGGCTGAGCAAAGAGCAAGGCCGCCAGACCGCCGAGCTCAACCGCAACGCCAACGCGCTGCGGGCCGCCGGCGTGGACACCGAACGCCTCGGCAGCGCCCAGCGGCAGGTGCGGCAGGACATCACCAGCCTGAGCGATCGCTTCGGGCGCTACACGACGCAGCTGCGCGAGGCCGGCACAGGCGCGGAACGCGCAGCAAAGGGCACGCGCGACCTTGGCAGCGCGGCGAAGGCCGCAAACACTGACCTCGCGGGCGTCGAGCTCGGCCTCGGCAAGATCGCCGCAGCGGCCGGCGCGGCCGTGGCGGCGCTGCAGGGCATCCAGTTCGGTACCGGTCTTCTGGCTGACGCCACGGCGCTGCAGGGCCAGCTGGCCGAAGTGCAGGCCATCGCTGGCGCCGGCGCGGAAGAGTTCGCCCTGCTGCGCGAAGCCGCCGAAGGTGCTGCGGCTGACACCGGCATCGCCATCGAGCAGGTCACCGCTGGCCTCGGCGAGCTGGCGCGCGCCGGCTTCGAGACGAAAGACACCATCGCCGCGCTGCGCCCGGCGCTGGACCTCGCGCAGGCCGGCAGCCTCAGCCTGTCGGAGTCGGTGGAGATCACCACCACCACGCTTACGCAGTTCGGGGAAGGCGCCGACCAGGCGGGCCGCGTGGCCGACGTGCTGGCCAGCGCCGCCAACAGCACCCAGAGCAGCGTCGAAGGCCTGGGCCGCGCGCTCACCGACGTCGCGCCGCTGGCGCGCCAGCTCGATATCAGCTTCGAAGAGACGGTAGCGATCCTCGGCCGACTGGCCGACGAAGGCTTCCGCGGCTCGCGCGCCGGCACCGCGTTGCGCAGCGCCTTCGCTCAGCTGCTGGACCCGTCCAGCCAGTTCCGCGAAGAGCTGAGCAAGCTCGGCATCACCAGCACCGACTTCACCACCGTGCTGGAGCAGCTGGCCACCAAGGGCGACGCCGGCCGCACCGCGCTGCTCGCGCTGGGCCAAGAGGCCGCCCCGGCGATCCTCGCGCTGGCCGGCAAGGGCGGCGAGGCCATCCGCGCGCTCACCGCTGACCTGCAAGGCGCGGAAGGCTCGGCCAACCGTGTGGCGCAGGCGATTCGCGACACGCTGGGCAATGCGTTCAGCCGCCTGCAGGAAACGGCCGGAAACGCGATCCGCCAGCTGATCGACCCGCTGCTGAAGCCGCTGCAGAGCCTGCTGGAAAGCGTCACCGCCCGCCTTGCCGCCTTCGCCAACAGCGAGGACTTTGCCAAGATCCGCGATGGGCTGGCGCTGGCGTTCGAGAACGGCGTGGCGACGGTTCGGGAGTTCTTCGACACCGTCGACTTCACCCAGCTCACGACCGATGTGCAGACGTTTGCCGTTGAGGCGGGCAAGAGCTTTGGCGAGATCCGCACAAATGTCGAAGCCCTGGTGAATGGCTTCAACGCGGTTTCGTCGGCTGTGCGCGTGTTTGGCAACGCCATTCAGATTGGCGTCGCGGCTGCGGAGAGCAACCTGCTGTCCATTGAGCGGCGTCTGCTGAGTGTTCAGAGAGGCGTGCTCAACCTGAGCAACGCCTTTGGGTTTGTAGATGAAGAGCTCGCCGGAATCGACCGCCGCATCGGCGAGATCGATCGCCGGCAGACGCAGCTGCGCCAAAACGGTGAGCGTGACTGGGGGCAGCTGAAGCAGGCGGCGTCAGAGTTCGGCACGGCCGTGTCCGGGGCTGACGAAGACCTGAAAGGCCTCACCAACAACACAGGGCCCATCAACGCCTTGGTTGGAGGCATCAAGAATCTGGCCGTGCAGTTCGGCCTGATTCCGCCCGAGGTCAAGAAAGCTGCCGAAGAGATCAAGCTGCTACCAGAGGTGGTCGCGAATGGCGCGGGTGCTATTCAGCAGAGCAATCAACAGTCAGCGGCCAGCTTTCAGTTGCCGGCAAATGCCAGCCGCGCCGCCGTCGAGGCGATCCTTGAGCAGTGGCGTGGGACGCGCGCGGCGCTTGAGCAACAGATCGGCGCTATTCAGCGCAGCTTGTCCGGTGCGTTTGATGACCCGCAGCTCACCGAGGAATTGCAGCGCAAGCTGCGCGAAGCGCAGGCAGAGTTGGCTGCGGCAGAGCAGGGTATCTCCTCGGCTGAGCAGGCCCTGCTCAAGCTGGGTGCAGCCGGTGATGAGGCGGCGCGAGGTCTGGGAAATGTTGGCAGCGCTGCAGGCGGCGCCAACGCTGCCCTTCGAAGCGTAGAACAGCAGTCGGACGATAGCTTCAGCAACATCGGCAACAAGGTCAGCCAGGTCACTGGCGGTCCGCTCGCCGCGCTGGGTGCTGAGTTCGAGCGCATCCGCAAGCAGGCGGTGGCCCTGGGCGATGAGGCCACGCGCGCGTTCGACAGCACGCTGCGCGTCGGTGAGACGGTGCGCGGCACCGGCTTTACCATCGAGCAGTTCTACCAGCGGCAGATCGACCGCCTTGCGCTCGCCGAGCGCACCACGCAAGAGCTGGCCACCGCCTACAACAACAGCGCCAGCCAGGCTGAGCGTCTGGCCAGCGCATCGGCAGAGGTCGCGCAGAACGCCGCGCTCAGCCTTGAGGCGCAGCGGGCGGCCAACCTCGAATACGCCCAACAGCTTCTGCAGATCGAGCAGGAGCGCGCCAAAGCGCAGGAACAGGCTGCGCGCTCTCAGCAAGCGGCTGCCGCCAGCCTCGGCGAGCAGGTGCGCCTGACCCAAGAGCTTGCGCGAGTGCGCGAGACGATGCCGCCGGAGGTGATCGAAGTGCGTGCGCGGAATGAGCAGAAGCCGGGCGAGATCCTGGCTGAGATCGGCGAGCCGCAGCTCGATGCGTTCGCGCAGCGGGTGGTGTCGCGCATCGCTATCAATGGCCGGGTGGTGCTCGGATGAGCAGCCTCGGCGGCGTGACCCTGCCCGATGACATGGAGTGGGTCGACGAGTTCGACTGGAGCCCGGTCGCGCAGCAGGCCGAGATCAGCCTCGCCGGCGCGCTGGTCACCGAAGAGACCGCCCAGCTCACCGGCCGGCCCATCACCCTGCGCAGCGGCCAGAGCGGCAGCAACTACTGGGCGTTGGCTACGCGCGCCGACGTCGAGGCCCTGCAGGCGCTGGTGAACACGCCGCGCCGGCAGAGCACCCCGCTGGCGCTGGTGCTGCCCGACGGCCGCACCACGACGGTGCTGTTCCGCGGCAGCGGTGCCGAGCGTTTCAGCGCCCGACCGTGGAAACACATCGTGCCCGCCCAGGCCACCGACCTCTACCTGATCGAGCTGCGCCTGTTGGCGGTGAGCGCGATCGTCACCCCGGACCCGTGAGCCCATGACCGACATCAAGCTGCTGCGCCCCCAGCGACTCACCGACAACCCGGACGGCGGCGGCCTGGCCACCTCGGTCGAGATCGTCGACGGCCAGATCAACAACCTGTTCGACGACGTCAACCGCATCGACCGCGTCAACGGCGATGTCAGCCTGCGCAAGCTGTTTGCGGTGGCTGACACCAACGACGCCAGCACCTTCGGCGGCCTGCACCTGACCGTGCAGGCGCCGCCGCTGGATCCGAACGTCAGCGCCTTCCTGTTCCGGACGCCCGGCTGGGCCGATGAGCGCGCCGTGGCGCAGAACGTGGTGGAGCGCTACCTCGACCCCAGCGTGGTCACGCGCATGCTGCCCTACGACCGCCAGCTGGCCGGCCAGCGCACGGTGCTGGTGTTCCAGCGGCCTGAGTTGGCCCTGCCGGAGATCGGCGAGGCCTTCGTGCTGTCGAACGAGTCGGGCTCGCTCACCGAGTTCATCCGCGTGACCGACATCAGCCACCGGGTGGAGACCTTCACCGATGAGCAGGGCGAGTTCGACGCCCGGATCATCACGCTGACCATCTCGCAGCCGCTGCAGAACGAATGGCCGGGCTCGGAGCCCAACCGCTTCTTCCGCTTTGCGCAGACGACAAGCGGCGTACGCACGGGGTCCTCGCTGCGCGAAACCATCGTCTCAGATGCCGCGCGCTACTCGGGCACGGTGCCGCTGGCCGTGGACGCCGAGACCGGTGCGCTCACCCTGCGCGTGGCCAGTGTCTACGGCCAGCTGATCCCGGCTGCTGTCTCCGAAAGCCCGGTGCTGAATGCGCCGGCTGGTGGCACGCGCAGCCTGATCGCTGCCGCGGAGGAAGAGATCACCTCCGGTCCGAACGGCACCTACAGCACCAGCAGCACGCCGGTGCTGTGGTATCTGTCAGGCCCGGTGGTGCCCGGCACGCTGCGCCTGACCAACGCTTCGGGCTTCGAGGTGGTGGACGACGGCGCGGGCCGGATCGGCACGCAGAGCACCGTCGACTACGAGCGCGGAGTCATCACCACGCTCAGCCTGCCATCTGCGCTGGGTGCGCTGACGGCTCGCTACATCCCGGCGGCGGCCGTGGCCGAAAGCGCGCAGACGTTGAACCAAGCGATCACGCTGGGCACGCGCGGCAGCGTCTACGTGGCCAACCTGACGCCGGTGCCCGCGCCTGCCAGCCTGTCGGTGAGCTTTCGCGCCCTGGGGCGCTGGTACACGCTCAGCGACGACGGCTCGGGCGCGCTGCGGGCAGGCGGTGGGGCGCAGATTGGCGTGGGCACCGTCGACACCCTGACCGGCGACGTGAGCGTCACGCTGGGCGCCCTGCCGGACGTCGGCAGCAGCCTGATCTACAGCTGGGGGCAGAGCAGCACCTACGAGATCCGCACGCAGTCGGTGGGCACGCAGGTGCCCGAGGTACAGATCCAGCTCGAAGCCGGCGTCAAGCCCAGCACGGTGAGCATCGAGTGGGAGGCCGACGGCGAGCCCAAGATGGCGACCGACAACGGGTTGGGCGTGCTCACCGGCGACGCGACCGGCACGGTGCAATACAGCACCGGCCTGGTGCTGCTGCGGCCGACGCTGCTGCCCGACAGCACGGCGACCTTCGAGGTCGACTACGAGGCGTCGAGTGTCGTAACCGAAAACTTCACGCCCAGCAAGTCCGGCGCGACCATCACGATCACTGCCGCGGGGCCGATCCGCGAGCGCAGCGTGCTGATCACCTACAGCCAGACCCGCGACCAGGGCCCGCTGCAGGTCAGCACCACGCAGCAGCTCACCGACAATGGCAGCGGCCAGCTGGTGGATGCCGGCGGCAACATCAAGGCCGGCAGCAGCGTCAACTACACGACCGGCGAGATCACCTTCAACCCGGACTTCACGGTCAACACGCCCACGCTGAGCTACAGCGACTTCGAGCAAGGCCTGCCGGCGCGCACGGCGGACCCCAGCACCGGCTACTTCGCGGCGCAGGCGCAGTTCGGCTTGTGGCCCACCGGCTGCAGCAACGCCTCGCAGAGCATCGGCTTCGCGAGCGGCAGCGCGGTGGTGCTGCAATACAAGCCGGCCGCCGCCAGCGACGGCGCGCGCACGGCCAGCGTGCCGGCACCGCCGGTGCAGATCCGGCTGAACCGCGGCACCAGCAACACCGTGGTGCCCAGCAGCGTGGTGTTCACGCTCGGCGGCAGCCGTTACGTCGACCGCGGTGGCCGGCTGGTTCGCGACCCCAGCCTGACCACGGGCGCCGGCCTTGATGCCGGCAGCATCAGCTACAGCACCGGGCAAGTGCAGATCACCAGCTACGCCGGCGGCGTGGCGCCCGCGCTCGCTGTGCAGGCCCTGCTTACCGAGGTGGCGCCGCTGCCGCTGAGTGTCGCCACGGGCCGCACCCCTGGCAGCCCGATCCGCCCGGGCAGCTTCATCCTGCAGGCCAACCGCTACCGCGACGGTGTGCAGATCACCGGTGTCGCCGATCAAAACGGCAACATCAGCACCGCCGACATGCACGGCTACATCGACGCCACCACCGGCGTGTGGTCGGTGGCGTTTGGGCGCTGGAAGCTGGCCAGCACGCTCACCGCCGACGAGCTCGCCGCGCCCTGGTACAGCGTAGAGGCCGTCAACGAGGACGGCTACATCTGGCGGCCCGAAGAGGCGCAGCCCGGCAGCGTGCGCTTCAGCTGCGTGGTGCAGACCAGCCTGCCGCTCGACCCCGCGATCATCGGCGTCAACCCGGTGCGCCTGCCGCTGGACGGCCGCGTGCAGATCATCCGCGCCGGCGACACTGGTGTGATCCACGACACGCAGGCGTTTGCGTTGCCTCACCCGGTGACCGCCGGGCAGACCTACGCGCTGCCGCGCACGGGTCTGGCCAGCGCCGTGATCTACGACGCCAACGGCCTGGGCCTGCCGGCCGACCTGTACAGCGTGGACCGCACCGCTGGCGAGGTGACGATGGCCGACCCGCTCGACCTGACCGGCTACACGCAGCCGCTGACCGTGCTGCACACGGTCGAGGATATGTTCCTGATCACCGATGCGCAGATCGACGGCACGGTGTCGATCGCCCAGCCGCTCACGCGCGCCTACGACGCCAGCAATGCATTGGTCAGCTCGGCGCTGGTGATCGGCGACGTCGCCGCGCGGGTGGCCAACGTGTTCAGCCAGAACACCTGGACCAACGTGTGGAGCGACACTCTGATCGGCAACCCGCCGACCAGCGGTGCGGCCTACAACACCGTGGCCAACCCGATCGAAGTGGTCAACGCCAACGCGATCACCCAGCGCTGGCGCATCCAGTTCACCAGCAGCACCGGGTTCAACGTGGTGGGCGAGCAGCTGGGTGTGCTGACCAGCGGCACCACGGCATCCGACCTCAGCGTGACCAACCCCGCCACGGGCGAGCCCTATTTCGTGATCCGCGCTGCGGGCTGGGGTACGGGCTGGGCCACCGGCAACCTGCTGCGCTTCAACACCATCGCCGCCGGCGGGCCGGTTTGGGTGGGCCGCACGGTACGGCCGGGTGCGGCCACGGTGCTCGACGACCGCATCCGCATCCAGGCACGGTACGACCGGGACTGATCGATGCCCCTCGACTCCGTCAATCCGGACACCGTCGCTGCCGTTGCGGCGGTGCCGCCGATCGGGCCCAACACGCGCGAGGATGCCGCAGGCACCTTCCACGATGTGGTGCACCAGATCGAGCTCAACGCGATCGCTGAGCTGCAGGGCTTTGCCGACGACGCCACCGCGATCATCAACGACCTCGATGAGCGCGTGGCGGCCCTTGAGGCGGACCCGGGCGGCGGTGGCGGTCCGATCGGCCGCACGCTCACCGCAGTGTTCGACGGCGGCAGCGTGTCCGGCACTCCGCAGAGCGTGGCGGTGAGCACGGCCGTGCAGCTGCGCGCGCCCTATGCGCTGACGCTCACGGGCTGGACGCTGATCCAGCAAGGCGCGACCGGCGACGTCGAGATCGATGTGCGCAGTAAGCCCTTCGCCAGCGGCAGCTTCGCCAGCCTCACCGGCGGCAGCGAGCCCAGCGCCAGCGGCGGCGGAAACGCCGAGGGCGGCGTCACTGGATGGACGACCAGCATTGCTGCCGGCGACTTGGTCGAGTTCGTCATCTCCGCGCGCACCGGGCTGGTGCCGCGCGTCACCTTTCAGCTGCAGGCCACCCAAGCATGAGCGTGACCCACTACAGCAGCACCGACTCGGGCGCGCCGGTGATCAACGGCACCGTCGGCAGTCTCGTCAACTTCTTCGACACCGTGCTGGTGGGCAGCGGCACGGCCTACGGCAGCAAGCCCAAGCAGGGCTGGACCAAGCTGCACAGCGGCACCAACAAGGCGGTTTACCAAACCGCCGACGGCGTGGCGCACTACCGCGTGATGCACGACGGCAGCCAGGGCGCCGCCGGCGGCCGCGAGGCCGTGGTGCGCGGTGCCGAGTCGGCGACGAATGTGGATACCCTGGTGGATGCCTTCCCCACCACCACGCAGGTGGCAGATGCGGCCTGCGTGTGGCGATTGAGCAGCACCGCAGATGCGACGGCGCGTGCCTGGCAGGCGCTGGCGACACCGAACCTGCTGATGCTGACCGTGGACCATGGCGGCAGCGGCTCAGAGTTTTACATCATGGGGCGCTACTCGCCCGACAGCGCCGACAATGCGTGGCCGTATCTGCTCAACACGCGCGCCAACGCGAACTCGGTCGGCCTATACGCCGCTACCAACATTGGCTGCACCCTGCTGACCGATGCGTTCACGGGGCGACTCTTCGCGATGCGCTCCCCCGAGGGCTCGATCAAGTCACCGATGGCCGCGATCATCGGACCATCCGTCTCGTCCAATCAGTTCGGCCGCATCGGCCCGGCGTGCCCGCTGCCGAGCGGGATCATCAACCTCCAGAAGGCGCGCGTGCTGGTCAACCGCGGCATCGTCACCACCAATGCCGGTGCATCGATGGCGGGGCTGGTGCCGCAGCTGTGGGAGCTGCTGCATGGCTCGCTCAGCGGTGTGTCGGCGGGCGACACCTTCAGCGTGCCCACAGATGCGTCGCCAGCGCAGTACCTGATCCGCCGCCTGTCGACCTTCAATGACCCGCTCTTCGTGTGGGAAACCACGGATACCTGGTCCCATGGCTAATTTGGGGGCGGTGGGCCGATCGCGCAGTGCGCCGCGTGCTCACAACGTCATCGAGTGCGCGCGTGCGCAGGCGAAGATTTCGGGCAGCGGTGCCGAGCCGGGTGCCAGCATCCTGATCAGTAGGCGTACCGCGCAGGTTGCCGCAGTGGTGGCCGACAGTGCCGGCGCATGGGTGCTGGCCAGCGGCCTCAACGACGGCACCTACTGGGCCGCCGAGGTTGGCACCCTGCGCGCCTGGCTGATCGACGTCGCCGGCGCGACCGTGACCGTCACCCCGCAGACCGGCGGCGGTGGTGGCGGCGACACCATCGTGGCCGGCTACGCCTGGGCCAGCATCGGGTGAGCCGGTGAGCACCTATCGCGCGCCGTGCAACTATCGCTTCCCCAAGACCTACCGCGGCGCGGAGCTGGTGCCGGCCGTGCCGCCGCCGGGCTTCGGCACGCCGGTGACTGCGCGCTGGGTGCTGCCTGCGCCGCGCGGGCGCACGCTCAGGGCGCCGTCGCCCCAGGCTGAAGGCCTGCAGCAGGCGTTAACTGCGCGCTTCGATGCGGCCACTCCGCAGGCCGACAGCACTGCGCTGCCGTGGGGTACGCCGGAGGCGCGCGGCGAGGCCGTGGGGCTGCCCTACGGCGCGCAGACGCCGCAGGCCGACACCACCGCGGCGCCGTTCGCGCAGGCCAGCGCGGTCGATGCCACCACCGCCGCGCCGTGGAGCACAGCCACGCCGCAGGCCGACACCGCCGCCGCGCCTTGGCGACAGGCCGCCGCCATCGACCGCGTGCTGGCTTCGCGCTGGGGCACGGCTGAGCGCGTCGACCAGCTGCTCACCGCCTTCTGGCGACAGGCGGCCGCTCGCGGCGCAGTCATCGCGCTGCCTTGGGGGCCGGCTGGCCAGCGGCAGACCGGCGTGGGCACGCCGTGGCCCACCGACCCCGTCACCGGCACCACGCTGCAGCCCATCCTTCGCGAGGCCTACATCATGATCCCCACCCTCTCGGCCGTCGTGCTGCCCGGCCGAACCCCGCTCAACGTGCTGAGCCTGCGGCTGGCCACCGACGTCGACAGCTACGGCTGGCAGGGCAGCGCGCAGATCCCGTTTGCCGAGCTCGGCGCCGTGCGCCCCGGCGACGAGCTGGTCGAAGTCGAAGTGACCGTCAACGGCTACACCTGGGTGCTGGCGGTGGACGACTACAGCGACAACCGCCGCTTCGGCGCACGCACCGCGACGATCAACCTGCGTTCGCGCTCGGCGCTGCTCGATGCGCCCTACGCGCCGGCGCGCACCGGCTTGGCCGAGGACGCGCTGACCGCCAACCAGCTCGGCGATGAGCAGCTGTTCGGCACCGGCTGGACCCTGCTGTGGGATGCCGTCGACTGGCTGGTGCCGGGCGGCCGCTGGAGCTGGCAGGACGCCACCGCCCTGCAGGCGCTGTCCGAGCTGGCCGCGGCCATCGGTGCCGGCATCGAGACCGACCGCACCACGCTCGACCTGCGCGTGCGGCCGCGCTACCCGGTGAGCCCGTGGGCTTGGGGCGCGGCGACGCCCTACGCGGTGATCCCGGCCCACATCATCACCGCGCTGAGCGGCCAAGCGCCGCGCGGGCCCAATGCCAACGGCTGCTACGTGTTCGACGGTGCCGGCGCGGGCGCCCTGGTGCGCATCACCGGCACTGGCGGCGAGGTGCAGACGGTGCAGGTGGTCGACCGGCTGCTGAGCGAAGCCGATGCCCAGCGCGAGCGCGGCCGCATCGAGATCGCCCGCGGCGGACGCATCAGCACCCACAGCGTGCAGACCCTGTTGCTGCCGTCGCCAGAGGCGCCGGGCCTGATCCCGCTGCGCAGCCTGCTGCAGATCACCGAGCCGCTGGACCCGAACGACCCCGGCGCGCCGGCCGTGAGCTGGCGCGGCCAGTGCATGGCCGTGAGCATCGATGCCGACCGCGCCGGCGGCCCCGCCAGCGTGCGCCAGACCCTGACCGTGGAGCGCCACCACCGTGAGTGAGATCAGCCTGTGGGCCCAATTCCGCGGCCTGCTGCCGCGCGCACCGCTGCTGCTGGTCGAGGTGATCAGCCACGACACGGACGGCAGCAGCATCGTGCAGCTGCCTGGCACGACCAGCCAGTTCAAGGCGCGCGGCACACAGGTCGCCGAGGGCGACTTCGCCTTCGTGCGCGACGGCGTGATCGAGAACGAGGCGCCGGCGGTGACGCTGGGGCTCGACCTCGAGGTGTGAGCAGGCAGGGTAGGAGAAGTCCTACCTGCGATCGCGGCATCTCGCTGACGCGCACCGGCGGCGGCGGCGGGCACACTGGCACCGCCTTGGAAGCCCTCGCGTCCGCTCCACCCCGGAGAGTGAGCGCAACCCCTGCAGCGGGTCAGACTGCAGCAAGCTGTGCCAAGGTGATGCGCCGAGGGCCTGCATGGATGCGGGCCCTTCTTCATGGGACGATCCCGGCGTTCAGCGCTCAAAGGTCAGGATGGCCACGTCACAGCAGCGCCCGCCCGCCGTCCTGCCACCCACCGACCGGAGAACCTGCATGCGCACCCTGATCGCTGCCGCCATCCTCGCCGCCGCCGTCGCGGGCAGCCCCGCCCAGGCCAGTGGCGGATCCCACACCGAGAGCTGCGGACAGTCCGTCATCACCGTCGGCGACCCCATCACCAAGGTCCGCAACGCCTGCGGCGAGCCCTGGCGCATCGTCCAGTTGGAAAACGTCTTCGGCGCCGGCGTCGGCGAGCGCTGGGAGTACGAGCGCACCACGGGCATGGTGCAGTTCTGGATTCAGGGTGGGAGGGTGGTGCGGATCGATCGCATCTGATCTGTTCCGCAATCCTGAGCGGCCCCGCGCCGTTGCTGGCTTTCAGGGCGTGATTTCACCGCCGATTGCGGAACGGAAATAGCGCGCAAGCTGTTGAAAAGCGGACTTTTCGCTTAGGACTCGAAATCCGGTATACGCCTCCGGCGTATCGAGGGTTCGAATCCCTCCCTCTCCGCCAGATACAAGCGTTTCAGGGCCGTCACGGGTAGAGCCGGGCGGCCCTTTCTGTTCCGCAATCCCTGATCTGTTCCGCAATCACTGCGTCGGCGTGACCTTCGCGCCCTTCCGCTTGCGCACGTAGTGCTCGGTCATCGTGACCGTGGCGTGGCCGAGCTGGGCCTGCGCCTGGCGGATGTCGCCGGCGCTGTCGGCCTTGTCTGTGCCGGCCTTCGCACGCAGGTCGCGGAACTGGATGTGCGGCAGGTTCGCCGCATCGCGGGCGCGCTGGAACCGCACCTGCAGGGCCTTCAGTCCGATCGCTTTGCCCTCTTCGTTGACGATCAGCGCCAGCGTGTGCACCCGGTAGGCGCGCTTGCGTTCGTTGATGCGCTCCAGCACCTGCGCCAGCTTGCCGGTGACCTCGATGCGGAGCGGAGTCTTCGTCTTGCCCTGGCGCACCTGCAGGTAGCCGTCGCGCACGTCGGTGGCACGCATGCGCAGCACGTCGGCCGGACGCTGGCCGGTGAGGTAGGCGAGGTCGAGTGCGTCGCGAACCGGCACGCAGGCGTGCTGCCACAGTGCGGTGAGTTCGTCGTCCTCGATGTAGACGCTGCGGCCGGACTCGCGGAAGCCCTTGATGCCCGCGCAGGGGTTGGCCAGCGCGGTGTATCCGCGTTCGCGGGCGAAGTTCCAGATGTGCGAGAGCAGCGACTTTTCGCGGTTGGCCCGGGTCTGCGCCTTGGCGCCGCGCCATGTCAGGTACTGGCGCACGTGCTGCGGCTCGATCGCTTCAAGCGGGCAGGGCGGGTCGTCGAAGAACTCCAGCAGCTTGGCGAGTTCGGCGGCGTTGTCGACCTGCGTGCGCGGCGCCTTCGTCGGGATCACGTTCGCCCGGTACTGGTCGGCCACGTAGCGAAAGGTGAGCGTGGCCGGAACGCGCGGGCTGCTGGCCTCGCGCTCGATCTCGGCCCAGCGCTGGATGGCCAGCCCGTAGTCGCAGCCCAGCGGCTCTTCGCGCCGAGGCGTGCCGCCGTGGTCGTAGTAGTACCAGGTCTTGTCGCCGCGCTTCCGCTGGCGCAGGCGCGGCACGGCGTTGGGTTTGCTGGGGCGTCGGCCCATGTCACGCGGCCTTCTTCGGCTTCCATACCGGCTTGCCGCCGGCGGGCTCTGGTGCGGACTCTACCGCCGAGCGCAGCACCACTGGCCAGCCGCCGGCATCGAGGTAGTGGCGGATTCCGTTGCGGACCAGGAACTCGACCTGCCGCCGGCGGATCGGCGTGCGGGTAAGCTCGCGGACTTCGGACTTGGAAAGTGTGAGGTCAGCCATGCCCGTTCCTGACGACATTCATCCGAAAGACCTGAGTGATGCGCAACTCGAAACATTGTTTCGAGATCTCACTCGGGAGTCTGGAAACCGCGGAGCTCACCGAAAATGGCGAGAGGCGGCAGCCACGAAGCTTTCGATGCGAGCTGACTGGATGCGAAGTGAGATGTTGGCTGCGCAACGTGCGGCAGCTGAATCGCAAAGAGTGGCTGCCGAGGAAGCAGCCAAGGCGACCTACTGGAAAAAGGTTTCGGCAGGCGCTTCTGTGGCCTCCTTCCTCTTTGGAATCGGCCTGAAAGCTTGGTTGACTTAGGCTCACGCCGCCCGCCTTTCCACAACCTGCACGGGATCGAGGTTGGCGCGGGCCAGCGCGGCGAGCGGGGGCGGGCTGACGCTGTTGCCGACCATGCGGACGGCCTGGCTCGTGGTCAGGGCCCGGCCGTCTGCGGTGTGGCTGATCACGTAGTCGGGCGGGAAGCCCTGGGCGGCGTACAGCTCGCGAGGGCGGAGCATGCGCAGGCCGATGTCGACGATGACGTAGGGCACGCCGCGCACGTGCACGGTGACCAAGGCGAGGCGGTCGCGCGTGGTGACGGTGTCCAGCGGGTCGCGCAGGTCGAGGGCGGTGCCGGTGCCGTAGTAGTTGACCAGGAAGGCGGCCACGCGCTCGGCGCCGGCGGTGTGCTCGGGGCTGAGCTGGCATTCGACCACGGCGTGGTGCTCGCCCTGTGCGGCGATGGTGGCCAGCGGGTCGGTCGCGGCGGTGCCGGTGCTGTGATGGCGCAGGGTTGCGAGGTGGGCGGTGACCAGTCGCTGCTGGCTGCCTGCCTGAGTGATGGTGCTGACGGGCTCGCTGCAGGCGTGGCCGGTGCCGTTGGCGTTGCGCGGCCCGCCGTTGGCTTGCTCGAGGTAGGCGGTGATGACTCCCATGGCGTGCGCGGCCCCGGCCGGCCGCTTCGCGCCTGCGCCGCTGGTGATGGTCGGCAGCGGGTCGCTGACGGGGGCGCCGGCGCTTTCGCCGCGAAACTTCGCAAGCGTGGCGCTGGCCAGCGCATGCCCGCCGCTGCCGCTGGCGGTGATGGTGCCGAGCAGAGAGTCAGGCGCGGAGCACCCTGCGCCCCATCGCTGCACGCCGCCGGGCCGGCCTTCGCCGTGGCTGGCTTGGACCAGCGTCGGCGACACCAGCAGGTTGCGGCCGTTGCAGGTGGTGACCGTCGGCAGCGGGTCGCCGGTGCCCTTCGGCGCGTTGTTAGTGTTGTTCGGGACGATGAACGGCTCCGCCGCATCGATCACGAACCGCTTCACGCCGCGCGCGATGCGGCGCAACGTGGCGTCAGCCAGTGGGCGCTTGCGCTCGAAGATGCTGGGGCAGGGCTGGGTGAAGTCGATGCAGTCGGCCGCGGTGACGAAGGGCGCGGTGCGGCCGGGGCCGTGGGTGGGCTCGGGCCAGCGGATGGGCTGGCCGTCGCGGCGGGCGAGCAGGAACAGGCGGGTGCGGCTGGTGCCGGCGCCGTAGTCGCAGGCGCGCAGCTTGCGCCACTCGACGGCGTAGCCCAGCGCGCGCAGCTGGTCGACGAAGGCGCGCCAGGTGCGGCCGGCGTGCTTGGGGTTGGGGATGAGGTGCTGCTGCTGCACGGGCACGCGCTCGCCGGGGGCGGCGACGGTGCCGTCCAGCTTCAGCACGCGGCCGGTGCTGGCGCAGCGCTTGGCCACCAGCGGGCCCCACTTCAGGATCTGCTCGACGTTCTCCAGGCTGATGATGCGCGGCTGTGCGAGCCCGGCCCACTTGCACACGACCCAGCTCAGGCTGCGCGTGGCGCGCGATCGCGGCTGGCCGCCCTTGGCCTGGCTGAAGTGGGTGCAGTCCGGCGAGGCGTGCAGCCAGCCGACGGCGCGGCCGGCGATCTCGCGCACCGGGTCGGCGTGCCAGACGTCCTCGCGCAGGTGGCGGGTGAACGGATGGTTGGCGGCGTGCATGCCGATCGCGTGCTCGTCGTGGTTGATGGCGATGTCGGGGTCGCGGCCCAAGGCCTGCAGCAGCGCCTCGCTGGCCCCGCCGCCGCCGGCGAACAGGTCGACCACGATTTCGCCGGGGCGCAGCGCGCTGGTGCTGGCGCGCGGCTTGGGGAAGCGGAAGTAGTGTTGGGAGCCGTCAGGCATGGGTGGGCTCCGTGGCGGTGTCGGTGCGGGCGTAGTCGAATCGCCAGACCGGATACCCGGTCGCCTGGTTGCAGTGCTCTTCGATCTGCAGCAGTCGCAGCGCCGGGTAGCCAAGGAAGTCGCGCAGGAACGCCTCGACCTTGGCGGGCTCGCGAGCGCTCCACGACATTTGAGATTCGTTGCCGAAGTGCTGCCGGCTGAGGCGATCGTGTTTCTCTCGGTCCCATTGCAAGAGCCGGTCGCTGTAGACGGTGCCGCCTGATGTGGCCTGAACATTCATTGCTCGCCAGATCAGGATCGGGTCATAGCTGTACGGGTGCGTCCACTTCGTGCGCCGCTCTTTGTCGAATCGGATCATGTGGCCTTGCATTACGCCCCCTCCCTCGCCGCGCGGGCGGCCTGCTTGCGTGCGCGCTTGGCTTCGGCTGCGGCCTTGCGTTCGGCTGCGCGGCGCTCGCTGCGTGTGCGCCGAGAGTCGCCGGCGTCGGTCACGGCGGCCGTGTGGTTAGGCGTTTGCGCCGCAGCGGCGAGGCCAAGCGCGGCAATCAGCATCATGTTTTTCGACAATGCGGACCTCATGGCTGCACCTCCCTCGCCGCGCGGGCGGCGTCGATCTTCGGGCCCATCAGTTCGAGCAGCCGCGACGTCTCTGCGTAGCTCTCGGCATAGAGCGGATCGCTGGCCGCGTGCGCGATCGCCAACACCACGCGGCGCAGGCCTTGGCCCAGCGTGGCTACGTCGGCGGCCAATGCGTCGGCCTCATCCGCCCGCGCCTTCAGCTTCCGGATGTGCTCGACCAGCTCGGCCTGCATCAGCCGGCCTTCTCGATCGCCGGCGGCGGCGCGGATGTCGGCCAGCAGGCTGAGCAGCAGGAAGCCGTCGGCGAGGTCTTCGCGGACGTAGGTGACTTCCTGGCCGCCGATGCTTTCGGAGCACCAGGTGAGGGCGCCCCAGTTCGCCTCGCTCACGGGCTCGCTGCGGTCCTCGGGGTCGCCGTAGGTGTTGACCTGCAGCCAGATGCGCGCCGGCAGGGATTGGGTGAGGGGGTCAGTCATGCCGGGCCTCGGTGCGGTTGCGGCGCTGGGCGGGCTTGGGGGCCGTGCGGCGCTTCGGGGTGGGGTCGGTGGTAGCGGCCTTGGCGGCGCGGCGGATGGCGCGCTTGGCGACGCCGATCTGCTGGCGCAGGGCCTTGCGGTGCTGCACCAGTTGCCAGGCGCGCAAGCAGTGCGGGCAGCCGGTGTCGGGGTCGCTGAGTCGGGCGGTGATTTCGTCGGTGGTGGGATTGCGCAGCGTCGATTCGGTGGGCCAGACGCCCTCGGTCATGGCGATGTGCATGTGGTGGCGCACGCGGCCGTTTTCGTCGAAGAAGGCGCGGTCGGTGCGCGGCCGGCGGTAGGACTCGGCCGAGATCGGGCAGCGTTCCAGCGCGTCGTTGATGGCGCGCGTGGCGTCGCGCAGTTCGGTGGCGGCGCGGTCGTAGCGCACGCAGGCCTTGAGGGCGGCGGTGTCGCGCTTTGTGGTCATGCGGCGTGTTCCTGGGGCTCGGCGAGCGTGGCCGGCACTGCGACGGTGGCGCAGCGGGGGCGCTTGGCGGGTGGGCGGTGGCTGCGGCGGCGCCAGACGTCGCGGATGGCCTGCGGGGTGACGCCGTAGCGCTCGGCCAGCAGGCGGGCGAGGTTGGGCGTG